TAGCTTGGCTCATGCCGAACACACGCTGCGCGCTGACGTATATGCGGCGACCCACGAAGGTATCCAGCGCATCATTGAGGTTCTTGCGTGTCGTGCTTGTCCACCACCTGCCAGTCGAGATCATGATCGAGCCATCCTCATATGCGGTAAGGATATCTGTATTGTGCATACGCACCACCATTGCATTGGTTGCCTCGGTGCCGGGCCGCGCTATGACGCGCAGGTGTGTCTTGCCTCGGCGGTGTTGGTCGGCAGGGGCCTCGCCCTTGTGCTTGCCTCGCTTGTACATGTGACGCTCAAGGTGCAGTTTGAGTTTGGTAAACGGTGTCATGGTGTGTTTCCTTATGTCTAATATTAGATGATTATGTTCGTTTGGGATTGAGTTGGGACAGGGTAGCCCTCTCAGTAACGAGCATGTAGTTGGACTTGTTCAATGGCACAGCGCAGTGTTTGACTGCACGTGCTTCGCTTTCACCACAGCTCATGCATGTGGGTCGTCTCATGTGCCTGCGTTGGGGTTCAACCCGCACCGCATAACAGCACATGCAAATAGGTAGGTATCGTTCGTTCATGCTTCAGTCCTTGTTAGATATCCGTTAGCTAATACTGGCACCACGCCATCTAGTTCCTCGAATGTTCCGAAAGCGGCAACGTGGTTGCCTTGGATGTACAGATGCCACAGCTTGTCGCTGGGCCGGATTTCAGCGTATATGTACAGAGGTACCCAACCGTTTGGGCGGTCGATGGTTAATTGATACGCCGTCTGGCTGATCCGATTCCACTCTGCAATCATCCCGGTCTCCACCACAGCAGGTCGCATGCCACGACGATGAGGCATATCAGGAATACAGCTCGCTCTATGCGTTGCCAATGCGTGTTGTTCATAGCATCTCCTCTATGCCGTTGATCTCCCAGAGGGCATCGTGTCTGTCATCACGTCCTTGCTCGATCTCTCGCCATGCAAGGGTCTCGGCACTCTCCTCGCTGTCCGCTTCCACGGTGAGCGTGATGTAACTTGTGCGAATCATTTCTACTTCATAAGTTTTCATATCATCTCCAGTTAACGTGCTTCAAAAGGTATGCTTGCATATACAGACTAGCCCAGACCTCCATGTGGGCATGCGACTCGACTTGGGATCGTATATCTAAAAGCTCACGCAGTGTGGCTTCGATTTCCTCGGGGTTTTGTTTAGCGTCGTAGTTCATGGTTTTCATTGGTTTGCCATAATGATTACTTTAGCCATTGCCTTTGCGTCATCTAATATTAGATGGTCTGGTAGGCGGCATACGACGTCATCGGGGTGCAGGCTTTTCCCCCATATTCTGTATGAGGCACTGCTGAAAACGCCCATTGGTTTATTCTTATTCGGACTCATGAGGTACCACAACGCGGACTCCTCTCGCCAATAGGGCTCAAATTCTGAGTTTGCATCCATTATTTTCTCCTTGTACTGTGCATTACATAAGGCACGGATTACCCATGCCTTACAAGATAAACAGTAATTGTTTACTTCCGCTACGATAGGATTTGTCAGTGTGACTTATCCCGGCTGAGCCGGTTCCACATCCCTAGCATTCATAACGGTTTCCCGCAGAGGACTGCATCCATTTAGGTAGTATGCGTAAGGATGGCGTTGCGCCAAACCTTACTTCGCTCGCTTTGCATTGTGCTTTCTTTTCGGCAGCAGGTGACTGGTGTGTCCCTTTACTCTGCACTACTCAATACTCCACACAATACCCCGACTGGATACGGGACGCCTATTCAATAAGGGAGGACTGCACAAGGCAACCTTTAATCTTCTGTAATCAATACAGCGGCGGTTTGTCTGCCGGTTAAGTTATCTAATATTAGATGGCTAATATAAAGACCTAACCAAACATCCTACAAATTGTTAACGAACGTGGACTGCACATATATAAGGCTAGTCGCCGAGTCAGAACGATCTCCAACTCGATGACTCTATTATATACTAAACCTTACCTATTGTCAAGTGTTTTTTAGTCCCCAGCCCATTCCCGCAGGAGGCGCTCTTTGAGGGCTTGGTCTACATTGCGTTGCTCTAGCTTTCTTTGGCGCTCTACTTGAGATGGGCGGTTATTAGTGATGCCGTTGAGTGCGGCAAGCTGGCTTACCCGAGTGATAGATAATCCAAACGTCGCCGCAACCTCTGCATATCGCTTGCCATCTTTGAGATGCTCCACAATCGCCCGGTCTCGTTCAGCGTTCAGACTGGCTCGGGAATAGCCTGCCAAATCGCCGTGCTCAGCAGCAATCTGATTAACCCGCACAAGAGAGATTTCAAACTCTTTGGCAATGTCCGCACGTCTTGCGCCGGATTTGATGCGTTCAATAATTGCAGTATCCCTTTCCTTATTTATTTGGGGGCGTCCGCCCGTGACGTAGGCTTTTAAAGCGACTGCGGCAGCAGCATCGAGTCCGCCGGGATGTTTGGCGGCGAGTGCCTTGGCGAAGGCTTCGGGTAGTTCAAGTACAAGAGTAATCATAGGGGTCTATCTAATATTAGATGGTGGTGAATGAAGGGAGTGATAGTTTAGCAGGCTTAAAAGGGCAGTGCAAGCATCTAATATTAGATAGGTAAGGAGGGTTTGTAACGATGGTAACAGCATGTAACGGGAGGGTGTGTTTTTTGAGAACCCAGTAACCACGCCATTTTGGGTTTTTAAAAGTGTCATGTAACCGGGTAACAGGGGGTTTAAAAATAAAGGCGTCAAAAAAAGCCCAAGTCAATACTACATCAACTAAATAATAGCCTCTAATATTAGACAACCCTTATATATTAAGAGATGTAGTGTTGACTTAGCCTTTTCCAGACTGGCTTAATTTTGAAAAAGCCTGTTACATGTTACATTAAATAAAAATAATTATATTATATCTCTCTCTCTCTCTTAAAACGCATGCTTTTTCTCCCGAACTGATTGCCTTAGTTCTCAAAAAGGATGTATCAGGCACTTTTGCTACATGCTGTTACGTGTGTTACGCCATCTAATATTAGATTCTTGCTGCTTTAGTTCTCACTCACGCGCGCGCATGCACACGCTCACTCGCTCACTCTCCCGCACGGTCTACCTACTATCATCAAAGCGCCGAGCGGGCGCATGATGCAAAACCACGGGACGAAAAAAAGCCCGGCGAACCGGGCTTGTAAGTCTAATGCTAGATCACTTGGCGATTACAGTCTCTTTGAACCCGTCCAATCGATCAAGGCATAAGTCTAATACATCCGCAGCAAATTCAATTAAACCTAAGAGCCGAGCTTGTGCAAGGGCTTTGCTAAGGGTTTTGTCCAATGCCGTGCGATCGGTGCTTTGCACTGGGCCGGACTTAACATTATTGGTCACGCCCTTGCTTTTCTTACTCCAAGGCAATTTGTATGCATCATTGTTTTTCAACCCGGGTTCAAATGCTACACTGAAATGCAAAGCACGTGCGGCTGATTGTGCATATTCAACGAAGGTTTTGCGATCCATTGCGCCTGATGCGACAATGTTCAACACTGCTTCACATTCGCGAATTTCTTTTTGCATGGCTTTGCAGGATTCCTCGCCGCGATCATTAGCGATTGACCATGCATCAATGAAGGCTTGGAATTCACGGGCTACTGTGGTGCCCAGTTTGCCCGAAGCCTTATCGAATGCACGATAAGCGTTAATGATTGTTTTTGCATTGGTATCAAAAGAAATAACGTTCATGGTAATAACTCCTAAAGGTTTTGTTGTCTCAGTCATAATTAACTGAGGCCTCTACTTTAACAAGATAACCTTACCTTGTCAACTGCTTGCCCCGTGATCTAATATTAGTTTCCGGCTGGCTTCGACCCACCGCACCCCCATGACCACTTCTGGCTTTGGGACTCCGCCCGTCCGCTTACGCTGAGCGCACAATCCTCGCGCACCAAATCCCCACGATTATTCCGTAACCATACCTACAAAATAGCCCAAGTAAAAATAAAGGGGTCTACAGCGACCCCACCCCCTTTCTACAGAAAGACCCCCCCATGCAAAAATAAAATACATATGAAAAAATATGATATATACTCCGCCAAACTAACAAGGCTGCTAAATCGCCATGTATCCATTACAGATTGACTTTGATGTTCCGCTTGCGGCGTACACGCCGACGTTTGAAGCGATTGAAGAACGCGTAGCCACTGCCATTGCCTCGCTTGTTGATCTAAATGCCCTGCCGCAACCCAACGAAATCACGGATGCGGAGCGTGAGCTGTCCCAAGACATCTTTAGTGGCAAGCAACTTGCTTCTGACGCGGACCTTTCCAGCCCCGGTGTAGTCGCCCATTTGGGTGCCATGCTCAATGAGTACGATAAAACCGTCGTGCAGTCGGCTGGGCAACTGCGAACCTACGTTACAAACAAGCTTTTGCTGGAAACTGAGCATCCGGATGCCAGAATCCGCATGAAATCGCTGGAATTGCTTGGAAAAATCAGTGATGTGGGCCTGTTTACGGATAAAACTGAGATTACGATGCGCCATAAACCGACTGAGGAGCTGGAACAGCTTCTGCGGGAGCGTTTGACGCGTGTAATTGAGGGGGAAACCATAACGCCTGCTGCAAAACGCGTGCGGCCCAACATTGCGCCGGGCGAAAGACTGGATTTGTCGGGGATAACGGATGTCTAATCTGACGCCGGACATTGTTGAACGCATTGTGAAGGGCATGCCTGCCGATGAGGCTGCCGAGTTGCTGGCAATGTTTGATTTAATCGAGGAGCGCAAGCGCCTTGAGGCGGCTCGGGTGGATTTTTTGGCGTTTATTGCCGCAATTGACAAGAATTACAAGTTTGGAGCGCACTTACGCAGGCTTGGCCACCTCCTAATGGACGTGGAAGAGAACACCAAGAACCGAATTGCAGTCTCCATGGCCCCGCGGATGGGTAAATCTCAGATGATTTCCATCTATTACCCGGCTTGGTATCTCGGTTTGCACCCCGACCACAAGGTTATTGTGGCTTCGCACACGTCAGATTTGGCTGTGGTTATGGCCAGAAAAGTGCGAAATTTGATCGCTTCGCCAGAGTATCGGAAGATTTTTCCCGAAACCAGCATTGCATCCGATGCCAAAGCCGCGGGCCAGTGGAACACAACCAAGGGCGGCGAGTACTTTGCGATCGGTGTGGGCGGCGCTTTGGCTGGTCGGGGTGCACACTTAATCATTGCAGACGATCCGCTGTCTGAGCAGGACATCAAGGCGGGCAACACCAACTCGCTGGACACGGCGTATGAATGGTTCAGTGCAGGTTTGCGAACTCGTTTGATGCCAGAGGGGAAAATCTGCGTGCTGCACACGCGCTGGCACCAGCGGGACTTGATTGGCCGGTTGGTTAAGGATAGCGCCCAGAACGAGGGCGGCGATAAGTACGAGACGTTTGAGTTCCCTGCCATCTTGAACGAAGGCACTGAGAACGAGAAGTCGATTTGGCCAGAGCAGTGGAGCTTGGAGAGTCTGCAGCAAACGCGCGCGTCCATGCATCACATCATGTGGCAGTGGTATGCGCAGTACCAGCAAAACCCAACAGCAGCCGAGGCTGCGATCATTAAACGGGACTGGATTCGCTGGTGGAAAAGCGAGCGACCGCCGCAGATTGAGTTTATTGTGCAGGCATTCGATACGGCGCTCACGATTAAGGAGCGCTCTGACTTTTCAGTCTGTCACACGTGGGGCACGTTCACGAGTGAGGACGACGGCACATCTAATGTGATCCTGCTGAACAAGGTCAAGGGCAAGTATGAGTTCCCTGAGCTCAAGGCCATGGCCCACGAGCAGTACACTGATTGGGAGCCGGACAGCGTGATTGTGGAAGCGAAGGCCAGTGGCCAACCGCTGATTGACGAGATGCGCCGCTCGGGGATTTTCGTGCAGGACTTTAGCCCGGGCAAAGGGCAGGATAAGATTGCGCGGCTCAACGCGGTGGCGGATATGTTCGCCTCTGGCCATGTGTGGTTCCCCGAGACAGCGTGGGCTGCGGCCACTGTGGAGGAGATTTTGGCGTTCCCCGCGGGCGAGCATGATGACGAGGTTGACACGATGACGCTGGCGCTGCAGCGGATTCGTAAGGGCGGGCTGTTGCGCCTTTCCACAGACAAAGACGATAATACGCCTTACATGCCGCGGCGCGGCGCTTCGTATTATTAAGGAAACTCATGGCTACCAACATGTTCCCCTCCCTGTCACAAGCCCCACGTGGCTTGGGCGCTCTTACCCCAGAACCGCAGGACTACGAAGAGGGGCCCGGTATCGAGATTGAGATTGATAATCCAGACGGTGTGCGCATCGGCATGGACGGCATGCAGATTGACATGATGCCAGATGAGACTCAGGGCGAAGCGTTCGATGCCAACTTGGCAGAGAACATGAGCGAAGCTGATTTGCAAAAAGTCGGTAATGACATTCTTGCTTTGGTGGACGCCGATATCAATAGCCGCAAAGATTGGGTGGAAGCCTACGTCAAAGGCTTAGATGTTTTGGGGATGAAGTATGAAGAGCGAACCGAACCTTGGAACGGTGCCTGCGGGGTATTTAGCACTGTACTTACCGAGGCTGCCATTCGCTTCCAAAGCGAGACGATTATTGAGACTTTCCCGGCTGCGGGCCCCGTCAAAACTGAAATTGTTGGGGCAATTGATAAACTCAAAGAAGAGGCTGCAGAGCGCGTCAGAGATGACATGAATTACCAGCTCACCGAGGTGATGACTGAGTATCGCCCTGAGCACGAGAAGATGTTGTACTCGCTGGGCTTGGCAGGCAGTGCGTTCAAGAAGGTGTATTTTGACCCTGCGCTCAACCGCCAGACGTCCACATTTATTCCGTCCGAAGACATCATCATGCCTTACGGCTCCTCGGATTCCAATACGGCCGAGCGAGTTGCGCACATCATGCGCAAGACTAAGAACGACATCCGCAAACTGCAGGTCTCTGGCTTTTACCGCGATGTTGAGTTAGGTGAGCCCACACAAATCCACACGGACGTGGAGAAAAAGAAAGCCGAAGACCAAGGGTATTCCCTTACTGATGACGATCGGTACCAGATTATTGAGGTGCATATCGACCATGATATGCCGGGCTACGAAGATGAGGATGAGATTGCCCGCCCTTACGTGGTGACCATCGATAGGGCAACAACCAAAGTACTGTCCATCTACCGCAACTGGGAAGAGGATGACGAGACTAAGGCAAAACGCCAACACTTCGTACAGTACACATACATACCTGGGTTTGGCCCTTATGGCTTGGGGTTGATTAACCTAATTGGTGGTTACGCCCGTGCAGGCACGGCGCTGATTCGTCAGTTGATCGATGCAGGTACGTTGTCCAACTTGCCTGGTGGTCTGAAGGCCCGCGGCATGCGCACCAAAGGGGATGACACTCCGATCGCACCCGGTGAGTTCCGCGATGTAGATGTGCCAAGCGGCACCATCCGTGACAACATCATGCCCCTGCCGTACAAAGAGCCCTCACAAGTTCTGTTGGCACTGCTGAACCAGATCACTGATGAAGGCCGCCGGTTGGGTTCGATCGCGGATATGAACATCAGTGACATGAGCGCTAACGCGCCTGTGGGCACAACGCTGGCGCTGCTGGAGCGTCAGCTCAAGACCATGAGTGCGGTGCAGGCTCGCGTGCACGCCAGTATGAAGCAAGAGTTTCAGCTCCTGCGCGACATCATCCGGGATAACACCCCTTCCGATTACAAGTTTGACCCAGCTTCGGGTGACCGCAAAGCCAAGCGCGAAGACTACTCCATGGTGGCGGTCATTCCGGTCAGCGATCCCAACAGCGCCACGATGGCGCAGCGGATCATGCAGTACCAAGCGGTCATTCAGTTGGCCCAGGGTGCACCGCAGATTTATGACTTGCCCCAGTTGCACCGCCAGATGATTGAGGTGTTGGGCATCAAGAACGCAGACAAGCTGGTGCCGTTGCCGGATGACCAAAAGCCCCGCGATCCGGTCAGTGAAAACATGAGCTTCTTGACGGGCAAACCGACCAAGGCATTCATTTACCAAGACCACGATGCCCACATTGCCGTTCACATGGCGATGATGCAGGACCCGGTTATCATGAGCCAGATTGGCCAGAACCCCATGGCGCAGCAAATGCAAGCGGCCATCATGGCGCACGTTGCCGAGCACGTGGCGTTTCAGTACCGCAACAAGTTGCAAGCGCAGCTTGGCGCAACGCTGCCCGAGCCCGATGCTGAAATCCCCAAGGATATGGAAGTTCAAATTTCCAAGTTGGTGGCCCAGGCTGCAACTCAACTGTTGCAAATCGACAAGGCACAAGCTGCGCAGCAGCAAGCCCAGCAGCAGGCTCAAGACCCCATCATCCAGATGCAGCAGCAAGAGCTCCAGATCAAAGCGCAAGACGCCAAGACCAAACAGCAAAAAGTCCAAGGCGACTTGCAGCTCAAGGCGCAAGAGCTTCAGCTCAAAGCCCAGGATATGGCGGCAAAACAAGGCGAAAACCCAGCCATGATTGCTCAGCGTCACCAGCAGGAGATGCAGCAAATGGCTCAGCGCCACCAGCTAGAGTTGGCTATGCAGACGCAACAAGCGCAACACGCTGCGCAGCAACACGCCGCAGGGCTCAATCAGCAAGCGCAAGTGCATCAGCAAAAGTTAAATCACGCGCAGCAACAAGCGCGTGTGAGAGCCGCGATTGCGTTGGCGCAAGCTCAGCGGGCAATGAATAAACCAAAGGGTGAATGATGGACGAACGTGTTCTTGATCTTTTGAATAAAAAACTTGAAGTCCAGATTGATGGCTTCAAGGATGTTTTGTGTGATGGGGGTGCTAAATCCTTCGATCATTACAAAGAACTGAGTGGGGCCATCCGGGGTCTCCGACTCGCTCAGTTTGAACTTGGAGACCTCGTGCGTAAATTGAAAGAACACGACGATGAATAAATTCGACGTCCAAGCGGTCGATTTGTCTGGGTTGCTTAACAAACCTCCAGAGGATAAAGCAAAGCAAATACCCGACCCGGTGACTTACCACCTTCTTTGTATGCTTCCCCAAGCAGAAGAGGAATACGAAGGCGGCTTACTCAAAGCCAGCCAGACCATGATGCACGAGGAGCTTCTCTCCCCCGTGTTATTTGTTGCCAAGATAGGCCCGGATGCGTTTAAAGACCCAGCCCGTTTCCCATCTGGCGCATCTTGCAAAGTGGGAGACTTTATTTTGGTACGGCCCAACACCGGCACCCGGATGAAGATTCACGGCACAGAATGGCGGCTTATCAACGACGACTCTGTGCAAGCAGTTATCCAAGACCCACGCGGCATCCAACGCCCATAAGGAGTCATCATGGCTGATTTTGAAAAAGTAGAGTTTGAGTTCCCCGACATGGGGGACGAGGACAAAAATCCCCGTGCAGGTGGCAAAGTTGTAGCGCCTGAAACGGACCCGAAAGCGGAAATTGAGGTGGTGGATGACACCCCACCGGAAGACCGCAATCGGAAACCGATGGTTGAGCCGCCCAAGGACGTAACTGACGAGGAGCTGGCCAAATACGATGAGGGCGTACAAAAGCGCATCAAGCATTTCACCAAGGGCTACCACGAAGAGCGCCGCGCTAAAGAGACCGCGGAACGCGAACGAGAGGAAGCTTTGCGGTTTGCCCAAACGCTGGCTGAAGAAAACAAAAAGCTTAAGGGCTCTTTGCATCAAGGTCAAAGCGCTTTGCTGGAGCAAGCCAAAAAAGTGGTGGCCGGTGAGCTGATTGACGCCAAGCGTAGATACAAGGAAGCCTATGAGGCTGGTGACTCTGAAGCCCTTGTAAACGCCCAAGAAGAATTAACGGCCGTAAAGCTAAGAGCGGATAAGGTAAATAATTTTAAGCCTGCCCCTTTACAGCCAGAAGAAAATACGGTACAACCCGTAACACAGTCCCGACAAGCTGCGCCTGTTGATAACAAACTACTTGCTTGGCAAGAACAAAATCAGTGGTTTGGCCCCAATAAGCGAATGACAGCCTATGCCCTCGGTCTGCACGAGGATATAGTAGGGGAAGGAATCCCAGCAGGAAGCGACGAGTACTACCGACGTCTCGACGCTGACATAAGGGAGCGTTTTTCGGACCAGTTTGGAACCGAAAAGCCCGCTGACGCGCCACAATCTCAGCGTACCAAATCCAACGTTGTTGCACCTGCAACCCGTAGCACAGCGCCTAAAAAAATCGTGCTTACGCAGACACAGGTGAATCTCGCCAAGCGGCTTGGTGTTCCATTGGAACTCTATGCTCGTAAGGTTGCGGAAGAAATGAGGAAATAAAATGGAAAAAGCTACACGTCCAACTCGTGATCTGGAAACTCGTGAAATCAAGGAGCGCCCCAAACAGTGGCTGCCTCCCCAATTGTTGCCTGACCCTAACCCGGAACCCGGCTACGCATTTCGCTGGATTCGGATCAGTACTTTGAACAAGACTGACGCCACTAATCTTTCTTCAAAACTCCGCGAAGGTTGGGAACCTGTAAAGGCTTCAGACCATCCTGAAATCCGTTTGTTTGGTTCGACCAATGGCCAGTTTCCAGATAGCGTTGAAGTCGGTGGCCTGTTACTTTGCAAGACCCCGGTGGAATTTACTGAGCAGCGTGATGCGTACTACCGCCAACAGGCTGAAGCGCAAATGCAATCAGTGGACAACACCTACATGCGCGAAAATGATCCGCGGATGCCTATGTTTAAAGAGCGTAGCTCCAAGGTGACTTTCGGAAAAGGTATCTAATTTTTTGGAGTCTTCAGATGGCATATCCTACCATTGACAAGACGTACGGCTTTAAACCACTCAATCGTTTGGATGGTTTGCCTTACGCCGGAGCGATCCGTCAAATCCCCGTCGCACCTGCTTACGCTACTGCGATCCTGAACGGTGACACTGTTGCAGTGGACACCAACGGCTACATTGTGGCCGCAAACACAACTAACTCCGGCAACGTCGTTGGCGTGTTGGTTGGTTGCGCATACTTGAACTCGTCTGGCCAACCGGTCAACGGTCAGTATTACCCCGCAGCTCAATCGACTTCCTCAGCTATGTCTATGGCATACGTTGTGGATGATCCAAGTGCCGTGTTTAAAGTTGTGGCTACTGTTGCTGGCTCTACCACTCCTACGGCTTACAGCCGTGCGATTGTTGGCGCTAACGTGGCTTTAGTTGCAAACGTTGGCTCGACCAACACCGGTGATTCGTATTACGGTATTGATGGCTCTTCTGCCAACACTACCAATACATTGCCTGTTCGCGTTGTTGATGTTGTTCCTGATACTGCTACTGGCCCTGCCACCAACAGTTCAACAACGTATTACGAGTTCCTCGTAAAGTTCAACACCGCTCAGTACAACAACACGACTGGCGTTTAAGGAGTAAATCATGGCTATTTCACGCGCACAACTGCTCAAGGAATTGCTCCCTGGCCTGAACGCCCTGTTCGGTTTGGAGTACGCCAAGTACGGCGAAGAGCACAAAGAAATCTACGAAACCGAAGCCTCGGAGCGTAGCTTTGAAGAAGAAACGAAACTGTCTGGTTTCTCTGCTGCACCTGTTAAGAACGAAGGCTCTGCCATCGCTTATGACAATGCACAAGAAGCATGGACCGCTCGTTACACCCACGAAACCATTGCAATGGGCTTCTCCATCACTGAAGAAGCTGTGGAAGACAACCTGTATGACAGCTTGTCCAGCCGCTACACCAAAGCTCTGGCTCGCGGTATGGCTTACACCAAGCAAGTTAAAGCTGCTTACGTGTTGAACAACGCCTTCACTGGCGGCCCTACCTACGGTGACGGTCAAGTTTTGTGCTCTACAGCTCACCCCTTGATCTCCGGTGGCACCAACAGCAACCGTCCTTCAACTGGCGCTGATTTGAACGAAACTTCGTTGGAAAACGCTGTTATTCAGATCGCTGGCTGGACCGATGAACGCGGTTTGCTGATCGCTTCTAAGCCCAAGAAATTGGTCGTTCCCCCAAGCCTGATGTTCGTGGCTACCCGCTTGCTCGAAACCGAGTTGCGCGTTGGTACAACCGATAACGACATCAACGCCTTGAAGAACAACGGTTCAATTCCTGAAGGCTACACCGTTAACCACTTCTTGACAGACACCAACGCTTGGTTCCTGTTGACTGA